ACAAGAAGTGAAGGTGCTATACCTGAAATACTTTCTGAAGCTCTTGGTGTTTCATTTGACCAAAAAATAGGTCATGATTATATTGACAATAGCGATGAAAGGTTTGACTTTTATAATCGTAAAGAAGATAGAATACCATTTGATTTAGATTATTTTAATAAAATAACAAAAGGTGGTCTACCTAATAAGACACTTAACATAGCCCTTGCCGGTACCGGTGTGGGTAAGTCATTATTTATGTGTCATTGCGCAGCATCAGTCCTTAATCAAGGAAAGAATGTTTTGTATGTGACTATGGAAATGGCTGAAGAAAGAATTGCAGAAAGAATCGATGCGAATCTCATGAACTTACCAATCGAATCTCTTGGGTCTTTATCTAAGAATGTATTTGATGATAAGATTGGAAAGATAGCAAAAGCATCAGTAGGTAAACTTATTGTTAAGGAATATCCTACAGGTTCTGCTCATACAGGTCATTTCAGAGCTTTACTTAACGAGCTTAAGCTTAAAAAGAACTTTAAGCCTGATATGATATATATTGACTATTTAAATATTTGTGCCTCAAGTCGCATGCGTGGTATGGGTGGAAGTATAAATAGTTATACATATATAAAAGCTATAGCTGAGGAACTCCGAGGCTTAGCAGTAGAATTCAATGTACCGATAGTATCGGCAACTCAGACTACAAGGTCTGGTTTCAGTAATACTGATGTTGGTCTAGAGGATACATCTGAATCATTTGGTTTACCAGCAACGGCTGATTTAATGTTTGCTCTTATATCAACAGAGGAACTTGAAGAATTAGGTCAATTGCTCGTAAAACAATTGAAAAATAGATATAACGACCCAACCAAATACAAGAGATTTGTAGTTGGTGTGGACCGTTCCCGCATGAAACTATATGATGTAGAGGAATCGGCGCAATCAGACATCATGACAGAAATGGTGCCAGATAAACCGATAAACAAGTTTGGTGAAAGAGAAAGTAATGACTCTTTTGCTGACTTTAAACTTTAATAGGAGAAAATATATGAATATGTTAAATACAGCAAAAGCATGGTTAATGGACCGATGGAGCGAAAGAACTTCATGGGACGGCGGACTTATAGTTGGCCTTTCATTATCTTACCTACTACTAGGTGGCTTAGTTGACATAGTAGCTTGGGTAGCCCTTGCTTACGGTGTATACACTTTTATAGCAAAAGAAGTATAACACTCCTTTATTATTGACATTATCATGGGGGAGCTTTTGCTCCCCTTTTCTTTAAAGGTGATAAGAGTGCTAACTTTTTTCACTTTTTTTCACAAAAATCGTTTACATTTGCTAAAAAGTATGTTATAATATATTATATTTAAAAATAAGATAAGGAGTTAAATATGACATCATTACAAAAAATACAAAAAGAAGTCCAAGCTATGAGCACAGGTTCAATTCTAAGAGAATTGGAAGGTGGCATGAGACCAGGACTTTGTGAATCATTCGATATGAGAGTGGCTTTCACTGATAGAAATAAAGTGATTGACCAGCTAGTAGAGAAAAGAAGTCAAGACCTTCATATGAAAACTGTACTAGAACTTAAAACAGGAGTAAGAGTATGAAAAACGTAATACAATTTCCTGTATCAGATAAAATGAAAAAAATAGCTAATGCTAAACATAAGCAAAATGCTAGAGATGAAATTAAAAGATTAACAGCTTTAAGGAGAAAATAATGATATTATCACTTACACATATTGCTACAAACATACCTGTAGAAATTGAATTGGATTTAGTAGAACTAGCTTGGGCTAAAGATAAAAATCCAGAAACTATTAATCAATCATGGGATAAACTTTGTGAGTCTGTACTTGCAAGAACTGGTCACGATATACCAGGTCAATTTTTCCTTGAATCACTAGGCGGGAGGCCAATACACTAATGAGACAATCAACAAGTTATGTAGGAACATTTTATACAGGTAGTGCTGGTGATATGTTAGAAATCGAAACAATTAGAAAATCAGTCAAAGCTATCAATGCTAGTGCAAGAAGTAGATATAAAAATAGAAAACAATATTTAGAATGGATAGGTTCAGATAATGAGCCTGAGAGTCCTGTGTTATATTATGTTAAATGCCAAGCAAGAGGTCCTCGCACTAAGCATGCTAGAGCTGATGGTAAATATGCTAGGGCTTATGACCAGTCTCTTCCTCTTAGACATGCCGAAAGACTTGATGTCTATATCTACGAAAGATAATGGAATACTTAATTTTTGCAGCAATTATATCATTTTGTGCTTATCAAAGCTGGCAGCTTGGCGTAAGAGAAGGTGCTGAAAGAACTGTAAAAAAACTACATCAAGAAAAAATTATTAGTGTCGCTGTTAATGGCGACATTAAGCCTAACCCATTTTACATCGAAAAGAAAACTGAGTCATAAACTATTATAAATAGTTCTATGCTACGTTTTAAAACATACATTCAAGAACAATTACAATTCACTATGTTAACACATAGTGATTTAACGAAGTATCTTAAAAAAGGCAATTCAGCTAGACTTGACACATTCCTAGATAAAATTAAAAACAAAAAAGAATTCTTAACTACTAAAGGCGAAGTTGTCATTAAAGACCCTGCACCTGATAAAGAAGAATTTAGCAAACCAGGATTTAAGTTTACCTTCAATACTACTGGTGGTAATGTACAATATCCTGGAGATTTTTTAAAGACGCCAGAATTTGGTGGTAAAGGAAAAGGATTTGGTACAGCTGCTGAAGATAGATATTTAGCCTCATTTAGAACTGAACTAGAAAGAGTCATGGATGAACAAGAAGACGGAGCTCTTGATATGTTAGTCGGTGGTAGGAAAGTAGTAGTATCTGGCGTTGGACAACCAAAAGGAACTCCAAAAGCTGATTTCTTTTTACTAGACGATATGGGAGAACAAACTGCATGGTTATCTCATAAGGCTGGCTCTAAATCAAATGACTTTCAGCAATATGGCGGATTGACAGCTCGTGGAACAAAGGGCGTATTTGAAAGAAGTAAACAAGTAAACGCATTTATTGCTACATTAAAAGAACTATTCCCTGATGGCATGAAAAGTGGAGATTCTGTAAAAAGAGATATCGACTTAGATAGAGACGGAAAAGATATAGTACGTAAATCAATATATGGAATAGATTACGGCGGAAAGCCTGGTCTCAATAATATTGATGAATTCCATCAAGGAGAAATGAAACTAAATAAAAGCGGTAAATATTGGACTATAAAATCTAATCATCAAGCTGAAAATGGGTTTATACCAAGAGATGATTATAAAGCTATTTTCTATGCAAGATACTCAAGTGACATGAATCATTTTGGTATCCAAAGTTGTAGAGTTGGAGTATTTACTTCAACAAGACCAGCAAAGAAAACAAAATTTGTATAGTTTACATTTACTAAAATATATGGTATAATACAATTATGAAAACTTTAAAAGCATACTTATCAGAAGCCGCAGGTAAAAATACTCATATGACACATATTGAGGACCTTATCATTGACGGCGGAGTTAAGGGGGCTCGCCAAGCAATCCTAGCGCTCAGGTCAATGAGGGATATGTTGAGCGGTAATGCAAAAGCACCAATAGACATTACTGTCAAGTGGGACGGAGCCCCCGCCGTTTTTGCTGGTGAAGACCCAAGAGATGGTAAATTCTTTGTAGCAAAAAAAGGAATATTCAATCAAAATCCAAAAGTTTATAAAAGTCATGCAGATATCGATGCTGATACATCTGGTGATTTAAGTAAAAAATTAAAACTAGCTTTTGATAATTTAAAAGACCTTGGCATTAAAGATGTGATACAAGGCGATTTTATGTTTGACCAAAGCGATTTAAAAAAGGAGAATATAAATGGAGTTGGACATATTACTTTCCATCCTAATACTATCCTCTATGCTGTACCTCTCAATACGAAATTAGCAAAAGAGATACAAAGAGCAAAGATTGGTATTATATGGCATACATCTTACAGTGGTAAATCATTTGAAACTATGAAAGCTGAATTTGGTAGAGATATTGTAGGTAAGCTTAAAAAATCAAATGACGTTTGGATGGACGACGCAACATTAAAAGATGTAAGTGGGACAGCAACACTTACACGCTCAGAAACAGATATGTTAAATTCTAACTTATCTAATGCCGGTAGAATATTTCAAAAAATATCATCAAATTCTTTAAAAGAAATAGAAGATAATAAAGAACTTAATCTTATTGTAAATATTTACAATAATAGGAAAGTAAGGGAAGGACAAAGAATAACAAATACTAAATCTCATGCAAAAGGTTTAA